CATATAAGCATCAATCAAACTTTGGTAATAATCATTGTTATCGCCTATTGATACCCAATCTTTATTGCGTTCTTCTGTGATTGTTGGCCTTTCATATTGACCTAATTGTATTAAATGTAGATTATCCATAATATATAAATTGATTATCTCCTGTGCTTTGTTCTATATAAACACCGTTTGATATTTCATAGTCTGAAAGTGTTTGGTCTGAACAATACATTTTATCTTTAAAAATTATTGCGTTATCTGTTGTGTTAGTGATTGTAATAGTATAGTAATTGTTTTCAATTAATGCTTGAGTAGTTGAATATTGATAATAGTAATCTAATTCAGCAAATGTTGCATTAACATCTGTAAATAAAACTTTATTTTGAGCTTCTGACTTTATCACTAATTTATAAGTTTTAATACCTAAAATTGTTTCTCTTGGTATAAAGTTAATAATTCGTGTGCCACTTGTAGTTAATATTTGCATATTTTTTTAATAAAAAAGGGGAGGCTAATCACTTCCTCCCCTCCAATCAAACTATATATTATGAATCACACAATTATATTAATCGCGTATTTTTTAACTATTTGTACCTACAGTAACTGTTACAGTTGCAGAACTCATTCCAGCAAGAGGGTCAGCAGAAGTGCCACCAGCAATAAAATTAGCTGGTTCTAATTCTTGACCAGTTAATGTTAATGAGTAACCACTTAAGTCACCAAAAGCAGTTCCAGTAGCAATACTTCCACCAGTAACTTCCATTCCGTGTTCTAAACCACAAAGCATAAAGTTTCCGTTTCTATCTTCTACGCAGATATGAGGTCTTCCGTAAGCCATAAGCTTCAGTTCCTTATTATCTTCTTTAGATAATTTAGGTAGTGTTAAAGTTAATGTTTCTTCAAAGAATGTTGTACCATTCTCTCTTGAGGATGTAATAGCAGTTTCTAAACTATTTGTTCCTTTTAAATCATATTGTAAGGCAGTTATTGTACCTGTCATATCTGTAATTTCATCAGCAGTTTTTGTTACAGTTCCTAATTCACCAAAATCAATGAACCAAGCTCTTACTATACCACCAATTACATCTTTACAAGGCACTTTTCTACCAGCTGTTAAGTCGCAAGCCATATTGTTATTGTTTTAAATTAAGGGAGCATTTCAGCTCCCTAATTATTATTTTATTTCTTAAGCGTGGTATAAAACTATATCAGAACCTATTCCGTAATTTACAGCACTTGTGTATCTCATTATTACTCTAACATTCTGCGAACCATCAAGGTCACTCATATCAAGCACCTTCACTTCGTTCATATCATTCAATAAACCAGTACCAAAATATAAGTTAGATTTTTGTGCAGCCATTGCAGTATCATCAGCTAAACCATTAGCAACGAAGATTTTCACACCATCAAAAGATAGTTGTCCGCCAGCGTTATACCATTGTGTTCCTTGTGCGTTAACACCATTTGAACCAATAGAAGTAGCAAATCCACCTAAAGCTCTTACATAAGCTCTTGCAATGTTTTGTGATACGTAAATATGTAAATCTTCTTTATTGTAAAGAGCAGAAGGTACTGCATCAACAATAGAACCTAATTTATCAATTACGTTAGCAGCAGTTACAGCAGCGTGAGATGCTACATCTACTACATCAGCATCAGCTAAAGCTAAAGTTACTAAACCATCATATTCTCCAGCGTTTGCATTAACACCTTCCCAAATGTTTTGTTCGTTCTTTTCAGCTACTAAACCAGCTACGTGGCCAATAATAAAATCTGAAAATTTAGGTGGCATTTTATCAAATGCAGAATATCCCATTTGAGCAGCTTCCCAATCAGATTGGAAATCTTGCTTACAAAATTGTAAGTTTACTTGGAACTCCTCTGGTTGTAGTAATCTTTCGGTTAATGTTACTGTAGCAGTTGCATCAAAATCGCAAGAAGCGTTTTTAATTACGTTTGCATCAGTAGCTACTTTTTTCATAGTAGACTTATATTTGATATTAGGCATTACTTCTATACCGCCTTTATCAATTGTGTTAGCACTTAAAAGAGCAGCAGAGATATATTTCCCAGCAAATTCTCCAGCGTAAGTACTTGTTATACTTGTTGTTGTCGCCATTTTATTTTATTTAATTATTGTTAAAAATTTTATCAAAAACCCTGTCTTTAGTTGTAGCTGTTCTATTGCTTGCAATATGAAAATTCACTTTGTTATCAACTTCAGCTTCAGGATTATGTTTTACAGGTTCAGGAGCAACAGCAGAAAGTTCTTCTTTCTCTTCTATTACTTCTTCCTTCATTTCTTCTTTGTTACCAAGTTTTTCGTCAATCATTGCTTTGATTTCTTCAACAGCAGATGTAAACTCTTCTTTAGTAACATAGTTCATTTCTTCTTTTTCTTCTTCCTCTAATTCAGTTTCTTTAACTTCTTCAGATTCTTCAGATAATTCTTCTTCAGCTACCTCTTCTTCAGCAGCTTCTTTAATACTGTCAATTAAACCTTCTTCAGATACAACTAAAACTTTGCCTTCTTCTAATTTATATTCACCAACAGGAAGAGCAATTTCTTCATCTTCGGTTTTAATAAATATAGATTTACCAGCTTCAAAAGATTCTGCAACAAGTACAGTACCATTTTCTAATGTAATTTCAGCCATTTCTATTTTTTCTTCAGAAAGTTCAACTTTTTCACCAACAATATTTTTTATTTTGTTTAGTATTTCGTTTGCTTTCATAATTTGAGTATATACCTATAAACGTTTGAAAACCTTTACTGTTATATTTTTTTTCAACTTTATTTTATACTTTACCTATACCTTGTGCTTGTAGGCTACCATCACAGCATTTATTACTGTATCTTTTACCATCAGGACATAAGCAACCACGCTTAGTATTTTTAGGTGATGTATTACTTGGTGTTTTAAATTTTTTACTTCTCATAATTATTTCTTTTTTACACAATTAGGCCTTCTTTTTCCGTTTATTGTTTGCCATCCTTTTTGTTCATATCCATCCCAACAAGGTGATTTAGTTGTTTTACCAGCCTCAACAATATGTTCTTTACAAGGCATATACCATTCTTTATTTTCAAACTCGTGAACGTGAAAACCCTCACAACCTATATTTTGAGCCATCTCCTCAGCTTTCTCTTGTGTGCTATAAGCTAACCTATCATCTATAATTGCAAAAGTTTCATCAACTACCATTGAAGCTAAATTAATTTCACCGAGTTTTTTTAACTTGCTTTCACTCCATCTAAGGCCAGCTTTACCACCCCACAATAAATAACTAATTGTACCACACGCTTCTTTATCTCCTTCATCATAATACTCTTGCGCTCTACTTAAATAACTGTACATCCTTTTTAAAGTTTGTAAACTGATGTTTTCTTTTTGTGCTAATTGTTGCGCTCTTATTTTACCAACTTGTGTTGCACATTTATTATTAACTTTTTCATTTAGTTCAATACCTTTTTTAGCATTATTACTAACTGCTTGTGGATAATCGTTATAAGTTTCTAATTCTATCTTCTTACCAGATTTAGTTCTTTTATCTTTCTTAATTAGTGCCTTAATATTACTAAGCATATATTCAGCTTCTTCTTCTTCAATAGCTTGCATCTCTGATTTTGTATCTGGTTTTTTAATTTGTGCTTTATCTGCAAAATAACCCTCAATACTAAAACCTTTTACTTTACCAGTTTTTACATAATCATTCCAAATTTCATCATTCTCTACTTTCATTGAAATCATCCAAGTACCTTCAGGCATTTCTAAACCATACTTTGCTGATTTATCCATTTTAGTATCTTCTACTATCCACGATTCAACAACAGTTAAACCATTAACACTCATTTGGTGTTCTAAGGTTGCATTGTTTTGATTACTGTTTTGAAAAAACAATTCGCTTGCTCTTCTTACTGTATCCTTAGAAAAGTAAACATAAAAAGTTGTTTCATTACGCTTTCTAAATATTGGCTTGTTTGGTATAAGTGCTGCACCAAGAAGAAGTTTTTTCTCTTCATCTATTTTTGCAAGTTGTATTTCTTCGCTTGCTAATGTTATAAAATCTGATTCAATAGCTGGATTCTCTACAATGCTAACCGCATCTATTCCAACCATTTCTTCATTTTCTTCATCTAATATTAATTCTATTATATCCATTGTATTTTATTTTAAAAAGTTGCTTGTGTAATTGTGTTGTTTTGTAACTGTTGTGCTGTTGTAACATCTCCAGAAACTACAAATGCTTGTACTGGTGGTTGTTGTCCTAATGCTCCAGCTACTTGATTAAATCCTGATTGCCCTACTACATTAAAACTTGGTGGTTGTGTTGGAGAAGTTCCACTTCCAGATGTATCAACATCAGGGGTTGTTACAGATGCTGTTCCTCCAGATGGTTGAAATTTTTGCATTGCAATTGCAGCAATTTGTGCAGCACCAGCAACTCCCATAGCAATCATATTACCAACTCTGAATGCTTGAACTGGTGTTGGGTCTGTAGTCTCAGCAGCTACTTTCATAATAGCAGATGCAGTATTTATTCCTACTTGCGCAATTCCTAATGCCTTTTGCACGTTAAATGCTTTTTTTGCATTTTCTTCATTTCTTTCTCCAAATGCTTTTGTTAGGTTTTCAACTGAACTTAATACGTTTGATGTAATATCAAGTCTTGCAGCATTTTCTTGTAATATTATTTGTTTTCTTTTTTCAGATTCATTTCTAAAATAAGAAGTATAATTATCATTAACTTTTCTAACATATCTATTAACTTGTTCTTCAGAGCTTGTTCTTACATCTATTTTTTGCGCCTCTCTTTTTTGTAATTTTGGTAAAGATTCTGTATCTAATCTTTCAATATCAAGTTTTTTTAAAGATAAATTTTGTAACTCTTTAATCTCTGCTTGTATTGCTTTAACTTTATCGTTTCTTGCAGCAATTTCATCTCTTGTTTTTGCTTCAGTATCTCGTATTAATTTTAATTCCTCTTGTTTTAATTTTATTAAATCTCTTGTTTTCTTTTCTTCTTCTTCTTGTGATTCAATTACAGTTTCATTATTTTTTATTTTTTCTTCTGCAACTTGTTTAGCAAGTAATATTTCTTCATTAGCTGCTATTCTTTTTGCAACTCTTATTAGAAAACCACCCTCTTCAGCTCTTTTCTATTCAAGATTTGCCCAATATTCTGCCTCAGCACCTATTTTTGTTAATTCATCAGTTATTGCTTTTCTATCTTTTGCAAGTTTGTTTTTATCTATTGCTTTTCCTATAAATGGAACATCAGCAATTGCTTCTTTAAATTTTAAAGCAAACGAGCTTACATTAGTAAAAAATTTTCTTATACTAACACTTATTTGATTAACCTGAATTTGTACTGTTTCATTTAATTCAGAAAATAAAGCACCTAATGCTTTTCCGTTTTGTGTTATTCTTGTTACAAATTTTGTGAGAAACTGAACAAAACCTCTTGCGATTTTATTAAATATACCCTCTCCATCTTCAACACTTAATAAAAAACCTTCCCAAGCTGAGCCAAGTTTAGTTGTATCTCCTTCTAAATTATCTAATCTTGTTTCTGCTATTTGAGCAGCAGCTCCTAAACCACCAAAAGCATCACTTGCACCATTTAAATCTGTAATTAATTGTTGTGTAGCATCTGAATTTTCTGCTAATGTTATAGCAACACCAGCACCTCTTTTATCAAATAAATCTAATGCAACAACATTTTTATCTACTGCATTATTGATTTTTGAAAACGCTTCTTCCATCGTTAAGCCTTTTTCACTAAGAGTTAAAAATATGTTTCTTAATGCAGTTCCAGAAGTTGAGGCATCAAAACCAGCATTAGATAAAGTACCAAGCATTGCTGTAGTTTCAGATAATGAAACATTTGCTGTTTTAGCTATTGGAGCAACTGTTGTTAAAGCAGTATTTAATTTATTAAAATCAAGTGCTGATTTAGTTGTACTTAATGCTAAAATATCAATTGCTTCTTTTGAATCAGAGGCATCTAAACCAAATGCTCTTAATGTTGAACCAGTAAATGAAGCAGCAGCATCAAGTGAAACACCCATTGATGAAGCAAGGTTTAATGTTGCTTCTGACATATCAAGTATTTCTTGTGTGCTAAAACCTAACTTCGCAAGTTCAGTTTGTAGTTCAGATACTTGCATTGCTGTAAATTCAGTTGATGAACCAAGTTCTTTTGCACTTCCAGCAAGAGCTTTCATTTCTTGATTAGTTGCACCAGTAACTGCTTTTAATCCTGACATTGCTTTGCTAAACTCTGCACCTTTTTTAGCGGCAGCAGTAAATAAACCAGCTAATGCACCAGCAGCTACAACAAAAGCTCCTATACCAGAAGATAATAATGCAACTTTTAAAGTTTTAAAACCACCAACAATTCTTTGTATTGGAGCTGGTAAAGCGCTTAAAGAATCATTTAAACCGTTTATACTTTTGCTTCCTGTTTTACCAACTTCTTTGGCCGATTTACCTAAATCCTTAACTTTTTTATTTGTTTTATCTACGCTTAAATTAGCGTTATTAGTATCAAATATTATTTTAGCTACATATTCTTTACTCATTTCTTCATTCTTAATTGGTTAAACCCTTCTTTAATTGTTAGTGGTACTTTATTAATACCTAATGCAATATTTATATGTTTATCATACAATTTATTCTCTTTACAAAATTCTAATGCTTCTAATATTGTTTTCATAATTACCCCCCTGAATCTGAACCACTTGAACCACTTGTACTATCTGAACTGCTTGAGCTTGTAGCAAGTGCTGCTGGTTCATTTAATAGTTCAAAATTTGTTTCTCCTGATTGTAGCTTAGTGGACATTTTATTTATTGTATAAGCTCTTGTGCCAACTATAATCAAATCATCTAATGTTAAATTCAATAATACTTTAAGTGGTAGAATTGCGTTAAACTTAAATATCCTTGTTTTCTTGTTAAATACTCTTACTATATAATTTTCGTAATACGTTTGAAACAAACTATTATTATTACCACCATAATCTGTTAATTGATAACTATCTATTTCACTACCAAAATTTAAGTTGTATGTTGGTGCTGTTGTTGATGTGCCTAATTCATTAGCATTGTGTGGCATCCAATAGTTGTTTAAAGTGTAATTATTTCCAACTGAACATAAAGCACCATAAGTTTCTGGTCTTGTGCTATATAAAAAATTAATAGGGCTTGCATAAATACTTGACCTTTGAATACCATAAAATAACAAAGGTTGCCCAATGCTTGGGTTTAAATCATCATCTAAAAAACTACCAGCTTGTAGTAATGATAACGCACCACTTGTTTTATCCTGTAATCTTTCATACAACATATGTTCAAATGGTAAAGTAATTTTGTATTCATTCTTCTTGCTTGCATCACCAATGTAGTTTAGTTCACCATATCTTCTGTTATTCATACTTCTAAAGGTTTGAGCAAGTATGCTTTTAGGTTCACTATATTCTAAATCTACGTTTGAAAATGGCAATGCCTCTCCTACAGTATGTTCATCTGTTTTAACAAACTCTGTAATATTAAAAGTATCACCAGCGGCATAATAACTATCTAAAGTTTTAACTACTATCTGGTCATTAAAATCAACATAAGCAGTCAAGTTAAAAGCTCTAAACAAGCCATTTAAAAAATCTTTAATTGATAATTCTGGTATTTGTTCAGTAATTATTATTGTAGCACTTGTTACAATACTTGAAGATGAGCTTGTGTAATTAGCAGTTAAACTATAATCATACCTTCCTAAAGCTAAATCAAAATAAGAATGTTCTATTGAAAGCGCAGCAGAAAATGTTAAAGGGTCAACACTTCTTACTCTTGCAAATAATCTCTTAGACTCATTTAATGATAGTGTGTTAGTTTGTAATTTACCATAGCCTATTGAATGGCTTTGAG